TGCAAGTAAAGTAGTTATTAGTATAATTAAAATAATTTTTAAGAAAAGATCTTTGATTTCTTCTCTACGTTTCTTTGATTTATCTGCGGCTTCTTTCCTAGATTTCCTAGCTTCAGCGCAATATGCTTGGTAGTCAGTCCACAATCCTGCCCTACCATATAGTTGCATATACTCTCTTAGCTTATCATGTTTGACTCGTATCTGCTCCAGTGCCATAAACTCTTCAAGATCATTGTCCGTTTTGCCTAATAAATTAGTCCAGATACTATTCTTTTTTCTATGTAAATCTTGCTTTAGTTTCTCTTCAGCACCTACAAAATTAGAGATTGCAGATCCTGCAGATGCTATATCTTTACCATTTTCGAGTGTTTGTTTTATAATTGCGAAGGCACTATTTGCGATCATTAGCATTTCAAGCACAGTGTCACCTCACTTACTTAGCACCTTGTCTAGTTTATCTTCTAGTCTGTGTAAGGCATCCATTAGCTTTGTAATGTCATCCTTAACATCATCTTTTCTTGCATAATTATATGCAATCTCTTCTCTTGTTTTATTGATTAATATTTGTTGCCTTTTGACCTCTTTTACGAGGTATGTAAACACCCAACCAAATGGAATTACAATCAGGGATAGGACAATATTCCAAAACAGCATCCCATCTATTTCACCCATTATGCCAAGTCTCCGTGTACTACAGTGCAAACGTCTGCTGAATCTATAGCATTATTATATGAATCAATTTCATATGTTTCACATTTTACTCTTGTTGTATTGTTTGCATGAAAAATAGTTCTTCTGTTACTATTACTACCTGAAGTTACATTAACAGCATAATTTGCATTTGCAGGTGCATTAGTAAAATTTATAGTTGTTTCACCTGCTCCATTATCAGCTATACTTGCAACATTAAAACTGTCATCAAGTGTGTATGAACTTGCTTGGCTATGAGTACACCACATCTTTGCCAACCCTTGCTGTAAACTAGTAGTAGCAGTACCCTCACCTCTAACTGTTATAGCATTAGCAGAGGTGTTTCCAACTAGTGCATCTACGTTTAATGTACTCATTTGTTTTCTCCTATACTAGCCATTATGCGAGGTCTCCGTGTACTGTAGTACTATTTTTTCTATCAGAAGCTGAAGTGCCATCATCACCATCTTCAGTTTTAACTGTGTAACTACCTACTGCTCTTGCTTTAATTACATAATGTTCTCCATTATCTTGTGCAACAGTGCCTACAGCAGAAAAATTGTCATTGTTCATATTATTTGTAAAAGCAAAAGTGTAATCACCTGTGCCATTGTCTGTGCCACTTGCTATATTAAAACTGTCTTCTAATACAGCAGCAGCATTTGCACTTTGAAAAGCCTTTGCTAACCCTTGTTGCAGATTAGTTGTTGTACTATTGCCTTCACCTGTAACAAGTATAGACCCTGCTGTCGTTACACCTGTTAGTTTATTTACTTTAAGTTCACTTGCCATTATGCTAAATCTCCGTGATAACTTATATTAAAATACAATAAATCTTTATTAGTATTTGATGTGTTTACTGTATTAACTCGTCTATCACCAGTGCCGGGTGTTCCTTTTCCACACATAATTCTTCCACCACCACCTGAATCTTCTTGACCAAAAGCTGAACAAGCATAATCAGTACCACTACTAAAGTTATTGGTGTAATTTGGACTTTGGTCTCCAGTTCCATGGTCTGTTACACTAGAGATATTATTGCTATTATATATAGAATTAGTGGATGTGCCTTTGTAAGATAAAAATGCTTTCGCCAACCCTTGCACAGTATTCTGTGTTGTAGTGCTGTTTTCAGATACATAAGTTGAAGTATTACCTATCTTAACATTTGTGCCACCTGACCCTGCTTTATCTACAATGGTATCTACATTTAATTGTGAACTCAATTTGATCTCCTATGAATAAGGATTTTCACCTAAGATACTTGTATCCCAAGCAGATTTTAATTCAGCTATAGTCTTTGCATTTGTAATTGCACTTGATGCAGGAGCATCTCTCAAAGCTGTCTTTGCATTCTTAGCAGTAGTTTGTGCATCACTATCTCCTGCCTCCAAAGCCTTCATAAAAGCTACATCCTGAGCCTCTAATAAATCTTTTCTTACTTCTCTAATTTTATTTTGAAAAATCTTTTTTGATTCAGTTAGATCTTCAGTGATTACCTTGCCATCTAAAGTCCAAGCATTTCTAAAATGTCTGTCTGATGGCACTGTTGCTGTTGAAGCATCAATAGATTTACCATCTTTATCAATAATATTTGTAGTCATTTAAGCCACCTCTTGTTGGTTGATTGTTAATTTTTCTGAAATTTTCCATGAATTTCTCCATGTTCTTGTTTTTGGTAATTGTGATTTTTTGCAAATAACTAATCTTGGTTTGTTAGCCTTATCCCAATTCATCCAAACATGACGAGGTAAATCCTTCATAATTAAATACTCGATACATTCTTCCTCTGTCATTGCTTCTATAGGTTTTGTGTTGTGTAACAAATATCCTCTAGTATGGTTTACAAAATCAGGTTTTTCCTCATCCTCTTTCAATTCCCAATAAGCCTCTACTGGTGGCAATATCCCACCTTTCAAAGCACAAGCCATCCAGTTAGGATCAGGATGGGTTACCTTTGCAGGACTATCAGGCTCTTCTTGATCTTCCCAAACAACACAATATTCTGTTCTAAATGGCTCAAGGTTTTCCTTCGCCCAACAAAGCCTATCCCATAAATGAGTGCCTTGAAAATCAGGTGTGTCTGTCATTTTATCTCCTATACAATCACCAATGTGCCATTTACAGTTAAGGTTACTCCTGATGCCACTGTAAGGCTTCCTGCACATAATCCATTTGTATTTGTTGCGACTGTAATTGAGGTGTTTAACTCATTTTCATGCACCCTGATAATATCACCAAGACCACCACCACTTTCACCTAAAAATGAACCACCACCTGCATTACTAAAACTCAATGTGCCTGATCCATTTGTAACAATTGCCTGACCATTTGATCCATCGGATGTTGGATAAGACAATCCATCAAGAATAACTTTACCACTGCCATTTGGTGTAATTGATATATTCGCATTTGATGCAGATACAATTGAGTTGCCATTTACATCTAAGTTACCACCTAGTTGTGGTGAAGTGTCATCAACCAAATCATTCATATCACCACTACCTTGTGGTCCTTGTGGACCAGTTGCTCCAGTTGGTCCTTGTGGACCTGTAGCACCTTGTGCACCAGTAGCACCAGTTGCTCCAGTAGAGCCAGTAGCACCAGTAGCACCAGTAGGAATACCCAATGCAAAGGTTGCTGTATTACCTGATTGTGACACAGATGCAGTAGCAGATGCACCAACACTTAAAGTTGATACTGTAACTGCCGCTGTAGTAATATGATTTACAGCTTCAGCATTTCCTGATGATGAATTAAATCCTAATATTTTACCTGCTCTATCAGCTTTAAGAGGCAATGTTAAAGTAGCAGAATCATCATTATCTAGTAATCTTACTGCTCTTGAGTTTTCATCTTGTGAATCAGATATCATTGTAATTAAAGTATCTAACTCTGTATTTAACTTTGATATCTCAAAAGCACCAGAACTAGGAAAGTCTGTAGTTCTTGATAAAGGTATATCACGAGTGATGACAACAGTACTGCCACCAGTAGCACCAGTGACAGAGGTTGTTACAGTTCCAGTAGAACCACTGCCACCACTCACAGTATACAATGAAGTACTACTTGTACTTGCATCAAAGGTACGTTCAGTACCATCAACAAAAACATTTAAATCTGTTGATCCAGTAAAAAACACAAATGGTACAGCGAATGATGTTTGACTAGCACCTTCATTAACTGTGTAACTCACTCGTGGTGTATTTGCACTCAAAGCTATAGTCATATCTTACCTTTACTAGTTTTTGTTACAAATGTCTATTAATATCTAAATTTTTCCTTTTCACCCAAAGCTCTTAAATCATCATCTAAACCCACTAAACTTAATGCAGGAAAATTATAACTTATCTTTTTAAGTCCTTCTTCTGTCCTATCATTAAGTAAATCATTAGTTCCTTCTACCCATTCTCTCAACATATTAGGTGAAGCACCTACAAAACCAAAAGCAGTATCCCAACCATCAGCTTTGTATCTTCCTTTCAGCCAACTAGTATCAGGATCATGTAATCCTGAAGCTACTGCTACATTCAAACCATGATAAAATAAATCTGAATACAACCCAGTTACACCACTATGATCTACTATTCTCATTAGTAACTCAGGATAATCTTTATTTTCAAACCACCAATCAGGTTTCTTTAGTGATAGAGTAATATAACTCATGCCTAATAGTGCAACCATGCCTGATAACCTATGTTGTTTAGCTGGGTCCATCATTGCACCTAATATTCTTCTATGTGCCGCAAATGCAAAATTATAAAACTGAAATGGAAAAGCCATTGTGCCAGACTCTAATCGTGCCACTGGAAAAGCATATGTGCCATTAGCTCTTTTGCCTACTGATGCTCGTGGATCAGGCTCAATACCCATTCTGCTCATATAAGGTTGCCATTTTTTATATACAAATCCGTCCATCATAGTAGGTCTATCAAAAGCAGTAGCATGAATAATAGTATTTCTAGATGCAGTATTGAAATATGCTGTAACAGCTTGTTTTAATTCACGATCTGCCTTAGTTTTTGTAGACCAACCTTGTATATTTAGCAATGGCATACCACTATCAGTTTCTTGCCATGCTCCATTATTAAACATACGTTTAGCTAACTTTTCATCAATACCATATCTAGCAAGTTCTATAATATCTAATTTACTAATTGTCCCATCATTATACTTTTTAAGCTGATTATAAAACTTTGGTATTCTTACTGCTGAGTCAATTAGCTTCCCAACACTTGTTATTGGTGCAAGACCATTAGCTTTATAAAACCAGTTCTCTGCAATCTCCAAACCTCTTTCTATTCTACCAACTTGTAAAGGTCTAAGATTATCGTGTAATATTCTATGATGTGCAGTAGGTCTAATCATTTCTAAGCCTTCACCCATGTGCATTAGATCTCTTGCATTAGCTCTCATTTTATCAAAATTACCATCAATTCCTGCCACTATCCCACGAAAAACCCTACCAAACCCATGTTCGAATATAGGCATAGCAAGAGTTTCTGTAAGAGAACTTATACCTGCACCATATAAGTAACTCATACCTGCAACTCTTTTAATATTTCTAGCAAACTTTGTATCTGCTCTTTGAGGATCTCTTACCATCTGTCCTGCTATTCTTTCAAAGTCAGATAAGAAATCAGATTTTATTTCAGCTATTTGTTTTGCACTATAGCCATCTTTTTGCATTCTTAATTCAAAAGTATTAACTAAATCATCAATATCTACATCACCAAATTTTCTTGCAAACTCTATTCTAAATCCCATTTTCTTTGCATATTCTGTCATAACTCTAGGATCTTTAACTATAAAATTTATAACTTTATGTTCAGGTATATTTGTTACCCTCATCATAAGATGTTTACCTTTACCTATCCCAGTGCCATAATCATAAGCATCATCACCTCTTTCAAGTATTGCATCTACTACTTCTTCTGCATACTTTCTTGCATTCTCTTTACCAACTGCATTATCAAATATTCTTACATCTTCATAACTATTAGTAGTTTCATTCCACCTTGTTACCTTACTTTGATCTAAAAAATGTTTTGTAAATATTTGTATAAGTTCTTCTTGTGCTTCTTCATCTTGTATAAGCATTTCTTTATTATAATATAAAGGAAACTTATAATCTTTTCTTGTTGGTACATATTGTTCGTAAAAAGTAGTTTTATCTTTTAAATTTTTAAGATTTATTTTTAATATATTTTTAAATATTGGATCTTTTTCTACTCTAATACGTTTTTCATATTCATCTATTCTACCTTGCAATTCTTTTATATTAGCTTTTATAGTTGTCCTATCATGAAACAACTTTGCATCTTGTCCTCTTTGATCTATATCTCGTAGAAAATCTTCTAGTCGTTGTATAGCAAGTTTTTTAAACTCAGGAAGATCTTGATAGTATCTTTTATTCCAAGATTGATCTCCATTTAAAATAGAAAGCTCTATTATTTCTTCTGCAAATTCATTAAATGTAGGAGTTTTTGCATCACCAGTAGAACTACTGGCATATGTTTGTGGGTCTTTGCCCATATATCTATCCATAGATATTTTTGTACTACGATAATCTAAACCACCAAGCTGACCAGTACCATCTAAGTTTGTTAGATTTTTATTCCATAACTTTCTCCAGTATTGTTCGACCTGCAATCCTAAAGCACCATACTCAGTCTGTAACATATCTATAGATTGCTCACCCATACCAAGATAGTTTTTCTTCAAAGGTGTAACACCATTATGTGCAATTTTCATATGTGCTTCACGGACATAGTCAGGTGCTTCTTTAACATTCTTACCATCTTTATAAAGTAATCTTTGTATTCTTTCAGCAGGTATAAACCTTCCTATCAAAGAAAATTTAGTTAAAGGTGTTTTAGATAAGCCTTCATCAGATACCATATTCTTTCTTGCTTCTCTTATCTCTTCTATAACATTAGAAGATGTATTAGGATTTTTAGCTTGTCTTATTCTTGAGCCTATACCAGTTAAACCATTAGCTACAGTTCTAGCACCTCCACCTAATAAACCTGCAAAAGCTGTATTAGTTGCTATATTAGCTGTCACCTCTTGTGCTGTACTAAATGGATCAAAAGGCGCACGAAGTAACTCACTTGTTACACCAAAAATGCCACCCAACTTAGCTGTTTCATATCCAACACCTAATGCACTTTTTGCTCCCCAAGCGGCACGAATACCAACATTAAAAACTGGTATCATAAATGCTATGTTTAAAGGATCAACAACACCTGCAACTAAAGAGCCACCTATACCTGCTCTTTCATATTGAGATCTATTCTGCTCTATGGCTCTAATATTATTAAGAATATAATCATAATGCTCATTATTCTTTGCTCGTGATAGTTCTTCAGCATAAATAAATGTGCCATCTTCTTTAACTCTTGTTTTAAAATCAAAAGTATCATCATGTTCAACATCACTAAACTGATATAGTTCTGCTGTTCTATTTGTTATAGGTAACCACTGATACTTGATACCTGACCAAAAACTTTCTGTAAAAGATGGATCTACTGTACCTATATTATCTCGCAGTGATAAATGAATAGGTGTAAAATCAACAACACCATCTGTTTCATATTTCTTAAAATCTATTGGTCTAAATAATAATTCTGACATTTAGTTAATCAAATCTTTTGTTTCTTGTTTAATTTTTCTAGCTACTTTTCTAGTAAATACTCCTGCCTTATCCATATAAGTTGGTTTATTATCTGATATAAAACCTAGAAGTTCTGCTCTGTCATATATCCTATCATTACCAAACAAACCATATTGCTGAAATTGTTGATTTAATAGTGTTTCACCAGTAACAAAAAGATTACTCATAGCCTCTTGTGCTTCAGTATTAAAATTATAAATTAGATGTGACCCTGCCATCATAAAATGATAATCTCTTCTTTTAGGATCATTTGTTTTCAAACCTCTTGATACTTCTTTCCAGTATTTTGTAAATTCTCCTGCACCATATCCCATTTGATAAGCATGATCTATCAATGCACTTTGTCTTTCTGCACTTAATGTTGTGAAATTTGGAAACTCAGTAGTAAACTGTTTATATAATCTTGTTACTTTATTTCTAAATATTTTTTGTGATTGTTCTTCTGTAATAGTAATTCCTTGCTTTCTACTATAAGCCTCAATATCATCAAGTGACATTCTGCCTGATGGCACTTGCTTTAAAAGTCTTTGTAACTCTTTTACCTTTGCTCGACCATCATCACTTAATATAGCTAGATCTTCATCTGTTAAAAACTTAATATTAAATCCTGCGCCAACTGATATAGTTGCGTGTTTACCTACTCCATCTTTATAACCATGTTCTTTATAGCCTTCTATTTCTCCAAGATATTTAATAACTTCAACAACATCATCAACAATATTTATTGCAATTTCTTCATTAAAGTTTTCTTCCAATGCTTTCTTTACTTCTGGAGTATTTTTACTATCTGTAATAGTCTGATTATATACATATTGCCATGCAGGATTTTGTGATCCTTTACTACCAAGCTCTGGAAAATCTCTTCGTATACCATCTATATTAATATTTACATCTCTAGTTTCAAAAAAATCTATTAAATAATTTAAACCTTTAGTAAATATATTTTCTTTAGGTGGTGGATTAACAGTCTGATCAAAATCTTCTTCAGTACGTCTATCTAAAGCTGATATACCTGCATCACCCATTGATGCTAATTTTGCATCTATCTGTTTATTAGTGCCACCAAACTGTTCTCTTATTTGTTGCAAGGCAAAAAAGTTATTTTTATTTAAATCTATATTTGTGAGTACAGTATCTATGTCAGATTTAGTTAAAGTCGCACTATCATAGTTTTTAGCTAAAGCTATTTTTTCTTGTTCTTTTAAATTTGCTATCAATGCTTTATTTACATCTTTAGTATTAATAGTAATATTTGTACCATCAAAACCTTTAATTGGTACTTTATCTTCATCAACCAAAGTCCATATCATATCTGTACCCCCTGCATTTTGATAACTCGGTAGATATTTTGCATTACCATTTGGTCCTGCTCTATACTCTATAAGCTCGATTTCTGATGCAGTTTCCATAGCTTCAGGTGTATATGTTCTTCTAGTTTCTAATTTATTATTTACATAATCCGTAAAAAACTGTTGAGATCCCTGATTCTTAAAATAGTTTTTATATGACACATTAGTTCTGCCACCTAACCTATTACCAAATAACTGAAAAGTTTCATCATCATCTTCTTCGAATAGATTTATGTAAGTATTATCTAATACGTCAACAATATTATCTATTGAAAACTCAACACCCTTTCCATTACTGTCTTTTAACTTACCTGCAAATAGTAATGCTTTGGTAAATGGCACAAACTCTTGATAGAATTGATCGTCTATTTCTGTTTTAGAAAGTATAGCTAAAGGCACATCAGATGGTTTAGTAGCATTTAAATCAAACTGTAAATTGTATGTCATCATCAATTTATCAGCTTGATCTGAACTCTCTGGTGACATATTAGCTATTTCAAATGCAGGTAATAAATAATCTTCACCACCTACATCTGTTATCTTTTTAATAATAGCAAATCTTTTTTCTATATTATTATATGCACTTGGATATCTACTTGATACAAAGCCTGATACATCTTGTCTTTTAGATATATTATTCCAAGTATTCAGTAACTTAAATGCCACTCTTTTCTTTTCATCTGTAGGTAGATTTTCAAATATTGACATAACATTTTTGTTACTAAATGCTTCAAATAAACTCTGTGGCAATATAGTTGACTTTCTCAAATCTACTAAAACTGCTTCATATTTATCTTGTGGCAACATCATAAAAGATCTTATATCTAATGGACCATGATCGTTTTGCAAACCTAATTGGTACTCTTCTCTACTAGGTTTACTATTAGTGTGATAACCAGTTGATTTCATTTTAGCTGATGCAAACTTACCTTTAGCTATATTTTCAACATCACTACTAGCTTTTGAAGCATCTCCTGCTTGGTTACTTAATATACCACTTATTGTTTGAAAATCAGAATATGTATATTTAAATTGATCTTTTAATAAAGATGCTGATATTAAATCTGCTTCTGTTATCGGATTATCTGTTAGACTTAAATAAGCCTTAGCTTCAGGGGTTATTGTCTTACCCTGAAATGCAAGTTCTAAAAACTTAATTGCTTTTGAATCTTGTGGATTTTTATCTATGATAGATTGCAATACACCCAATGATGAGTTAATCCTCATCTTTCTTTTTAGCTCTAATATAGCAGGTGCATTTAATCCACCCTCTCTACCTTTTAAACTATTTATTTGATCTAGTATTTCTTTCTCAGCTTCTTTAATATCTTCTCGTAAATCAATTCTAGTTTCCTCTGCATCTACTCCAGATACTGAAATACTACTAGCATTGTAATATAAAGCATTTAACTCTTTTATATTTTCATCAATAATTATCTTTTGGTTTTCATTTGCTATCCTATTTTCTTGTCCTATCTTATCATTTAAGATTTTATTAGAATGTAAGACTGCTTGATTTTGTACCTTTGATAAAAATGCAGGTATAAAATCTGCCATATTATTTTCTCTAAACGATTCAATATGACCTTTGATATATTCATTAGCCGCTGTATCAAAGCCATCTTTATCAAATTTATTATCGCTTGTGTATTGTGCATGAAGCTCACCAAACTTTGCTTTTGATTTAATAAGAATGTCATTTGCATATCTATTTCTTAATATTTCATCAAACTTAGCTTGACCTACTGCTGTTACTTTTGGTCTTTCAAATTTAAGATTATTATTACTATCTCTTATTGCTAATGTATTAGCTTTCTTGACATCACCTTCTATGGCTTCTTTTTCTGCTTCTCTCCAAAATATCTTTTGCATTGAGTTACCAAACTCAGCTACAGACAAACCTAACTGTCTTGCACCAGTATCTGCGGCAACTACACCAACTGGTTTATTAACAAAAGATGTTCTTTTAGATCTTATAAACTCTACCATTATGTAACCTTACTAGCTGAATAAGCACCTGATACTAAAGTACCAAAGGCTTTCAATCTATATGCTTTACTTAAATTACTTGCTTTTAGTTTTGTCATTTCTCTTTGTTGTGCCAACTTAGATACTTCAGCAAGAGATTGATAGTTTGCTCTTTGTATTGCTTCTATATTATCTTTATCTGCTCTTTTTCTAATTGCTTTCAAAGATCTATCAGATCCCATATCTCTACCTAAGACACCACTTATTGAAGCATTAGTATTCTTAAAAGATTCTAAGTTTTGCATAATAGAATTATGTTCTTGTAATGCTTGTAACTTTCTTATCTTAGCTTGTTCCTGAATATTACGAGCAGTTAAAGCACCTTCCATTTTTGCTGCTCTAGCCGCTTGTTGATAGCCTCTAGCAGTTACAAGACTTGATCCTATTGCTAATGCTAATGTAAAACTCAAAATGCCACCTCTACTATCATTCCATTAATCTGTAAATCCAAAGGAAAAGACTGTGATACTATAACTCTAGGATCACGACTATATCCTAATAATCTAAACTCTTCTTTACCAGTTACAGCAGATCTTTCCATAAAGCCACCAGTCACAGTATCCGTTGTATTTCTTATAACCAAATCTCTTGTTGTTGATGTTGTGCTTGGTCCTTGCACACTTACAGCAAGTGTTGTGTTTAAATCTAATATGACTTTAGGTATTTGTCTAGGCTCTCCAGTCAAAGGTCCACCTTGTATAGCCGCATCTATAGGTAAAGTTTTCAAAGTAGGAGTAAAAGCATATCCTATAAATGCCTGACTTAATCCACTCTTTACAGCACTGGCATCTATCTCTGCACTTGCTACTGTAAACTCCCCTAAGAAATCATTACCATTTGTTGCTTTAACAACAGCATTGTTTGCAAAATGAGAACCTAAACTTCCAAATACACTAGCACTACCACTAAATGTATTACAGAAATCCATAGGCATATCTGTCTGAAACTCCTCAAGAAATAATTTAGTTGTTCCTGATCCATCATCTCTAGCACAAACAACAAACAATCTTTCATGCACTGAGCAGATACTATGCCACAATCCTTGTGTATCCCATAAACTCCACCCTGCTTTTTGATCTCCTCTTACAGAATAGAATACAGCTATAGTGCCATCATTATTTATAAGAAAAGCATATGACTCACTTCTATTCAAAGCACCTTTAATAGATGTTTGCTGAACTGGATCTAGTATAAGATGTGGTGCAAGACCTGATACAGCAACAGAAGTATAAGCACCTTCTGAGTCTGAAAATAAAAACTCTCTCATAGCACTACCAGTTTTCTGTATAAATAAAGTAGCACCATCAAATACTGTAGGTCTAACAAAACTAGATCCAAAAGGTGTCTGCCTTCTAATCTGTGCATTAGCAGGTGTCACTGGTTTATTAGCAACAGTAGGAATAAATAACTCAGCACCAGTAGTAAATATCTGTAGATCTCTATTAGATACCAAATGTCTAATAGAAAATATTTCACCAACATTAGCAGTTAAATCAAGAGCATCATTATCTTCTGCATCACCTATATCAAAATTAAAAAACAATCCTGACTTACTACCCCATATACCATCAGGCTGTGCCAAAGTGCCACCAAACCAAAGTCTATTTTGATGAAAGGTAACTGCCGCAGGATAACCACGAAGAGGTGAATAAGACATCTCACTAAACTCAGTAGTAGCCGCACCAGTAACAATACGAGGACTACCACCACCTATGGCACTAGATGTAGCAGTGGCACTGCTACCTGCTGTAAATTCAAATGTGTTCTCATCAGGAACAGCAGTAATAGTTCTTGCACCATTTATATTACTGTTAGCTATACCACCTACTGCACCTGATCTTTCAAAAGTAACAGATGCTCCAGTAGCAAGACCATGTAATGCTTTAGTTACTCTAACTGTACCACTACCTTCAAAAGTTTTAATACTATCTATTTCAAGTTGCTGTCTTAATGTGCCACCTACAGTAGCAGTAACTTGTGTAGCACTAGTAAACCCAGTTACTCTACATCTTGTTTCACCTATCAATAGATCAGTACCCACATGACCAGATACAAAATAATCTGCTGATGTAGTAAGTGTTACACTACCAGTTGTGCCACTTGCAGTTATAGTCATGCCTAATGGCTGAAAACTAAAGTATGGCTGAAAGATATCATTACCATCTCTTGATGTGTCAAAGTTAAATGTAGATACTGAAAATGTAGTAAGACCAGTTCTTTCTAATATTCTTGTCTGAAATGTATTGTGACATATAAACATAAGATCACCTTGCTGTGCAAAAGTAATCTCTTCAAGGTATGGATCTGAAGTTGTGTTTACTAACCATGATTGTCCAGTAATTGCTTGTATAGATGACACAGTGCCATCAGTAGGACTAATCTGAAATATTTCTATTCTTGTATTGCTAAATGCTATTATATATTTTTCATCATCTGAAAATATAAAAGGCTCTATTCTTACACTCTGTCTAAGACTAGCTAGTGCTGTAAATGCAGGATTACTACCAAAGTTTGCAATACGTTTTGTACCAGTTCTTTTTTTCAAACCACCTTCTGATTTAATAAAAAAGTTTCTTACCTGCTCACCTGCATTAGTATATACTTTTGTATCTGTCCTAGATGTTAAAGAAGGACTTATCTCTCCAAACTGAAAGTTATTTAATGGCACTCTTACTCTAGCCATTTAACTTCTCCTATTAGAAATAAATCTTGATGTAACTAGTTTTCTTGTAGTTTGTTGTTGTGCATCTATGTTTCTAGCTTTTGCCATAAGTTGATTAGCTTTTGTTTCCATTAACTGCATAAGTCTATCATCTCTAGCTATTGATGTAGCAAAGATAGATGCCAATGAATATTGCAATGCTAAAGAAAAGTATGATGGAAAATCAACTTCATCTGCTCTAAATGTAAAGTCTGCTACTAAAGTATCTGATGTAGTGCTGTCACTAAATACTTTGTCACCATAAACTGTAAACTCTATTAATCTATCATTTATAGTTACACCATGTAAAACTAATAGATTGCTAGGTAACTGATGGGCAATATCAAATCTACCAGTAGGCACATCTGATAATTGATTAAGAACTGATTGCTCTGTAGCAAATCGCCATCTTGCTGTAGACAGCATGGCTCTTACTGTATCTTCATACATATTAGTTGCTACTAAGGCTTCTGTACTAGAAGAGTCAAATGAAGTAATAGGCTCTGCTCCAATAAGAACTAAGGCTCTTGATGCTATATCTATTGCTGAATTTGCTCTTGTACTTGTCATATAAAGATAGGGGGATTGCTCCCCCTACTCCTAATCTCCGTCTGTTTCTGCTACAGCAGTTCCGTCTGAAACGTCAACCACTGATCCAGTATTGGATAAAACAGTACAGAAATGTGTTGTTGGTGTATTAGTATCCATAACAATTATTAGATCTCTAACATTCAACATAGGTGCGGCATTATTAAAATAACCTGCTGTATTCACAGCACCAATCGCATCTGTTGTTTGATAGATGAATAACTGTACTCCACTAGCACCTGCCATTCTGTGTAAACCACTTGCACTATAAGCCATTTAAACCTCCCTTAATTATTATCAAGAAGTTCATAGACACCATTGTTATCAATAACAACAGCACCCATAGACATCATTGAGGTTGCTAAATGAGATACTTTTTCTGCAATGTAGTTTAGTTCTGTACTTACATCAGCACCGATACCTAAACCAACAGCAGTGGTATGATATGCCATATTCTTACCTGCTGTGATAGCCGCAGTAGAAAAGATCTTAAATCCTAAGAACTCTTTCATTGTCATGCCACCTGCAAAAGGTAAGTTCTGTTCGCCAACAAAGTCTGATGATGCAAACTCATTTATATTAAATAAGTCAGCATATCCCTTTGGGTGCATAGCAATATATCTGCCACCATCTTCTGGAATATTTGCAGTACCAAAAGTTTCAAATACAGTAAGCAAATCTGCCTTTTCAACAGCAGAACTTGTGTCATGTATCTGTGTACTATTAGCACCTGAATCCATTGCAGTATAAAGCAACTCGTCAGTTTTTCTTCCAAGAGCCGCCGCCGCACTTGTTGCCACAGCTTGTCGCTCATCTATATTGGTCTTTAGCTCATCTAACTTGTCGATAAACTCTGCGGCAAAGAAGTCCTGCATTGTTACATCTACAGTTGTATGTGCTAGTTCCATTGGTGTTACTTGTCCATTTCGAGATTTAGTACTCGCAGTTCCAGTACCAATTTTCTGAAACCTTGCTGTATTTCCTGATACATTTGCTACAGTACGGACAGTATTTCTTAATTTACTACCCATTCTCTGATAAGCTAAATGTACTTCGGTCTCGAACTGGGTAATAAAGGCTGTATCTATTGTATTAGCCATTTCAGTTCTCCACTAAAAAGTTAAAGTTACATTTTATCTAGTTATCCAATGTTAGCTTCATCTAGTTATCCGTTAGGGCTATCAGCTACAAACTGGGCTATATTCTTTATTTACCAAAATTTTTTTACCTTTGCAACGTACAAATCGTAAAACAGCAAAACCATTCATTAATATTGGCTCTTCTATAACCTCAAAACCTATATAATCTAACCATTGTAATGTCTTTGCATGGTCAGCAGGTACTACATTTTCTAGTTGATAATACTTGTTTTGAAAATAATCTACTACTGGTACACACCATTTAAGAAACTTTCTTTGTATTTTATATATATCATATGTGCCTAATGCCCATATTTTACCTATCATATTATCCATAATAGGATTGCAACCAAAGATAAATGCAGGTTGTCCATCAACTAACACAGTGAAACTTTCACTATTTGGTTCTCTTATACCTGCCATCAAAGCACGGAAAGGTGTAGATCCATGTATCATGCACTCACGAACATCTGCATCTCGCATATTGTTTTGTAGATAGTTTAAATGTTTTATATGTGATTTGACTATAGGGTATCCATCATAGATACCCTCGCCATTAAATTCTCTTGAAGCCATCAGTTACTTCTTGAACATATGCTTTATCTCTTCTTGCAGGATCATAATATCTTGGATCTTGCATCTTAGTCATAAGATCTTCAATAGTAACTTTAGATGGTGATGATGCTTGAGCATTAGGTGTAGCTTGTTGCATAGACCTTTGTATAAGTTCTAATGCTTTAATACCTTCTGCACTTGTGCCAAGTTCTGCAACAGCATCTCGAAGATCTTCAGGAAAAAACTTATTAACGAATAACTGTGTAGCCTCTACTCTTGCATTTGCATTATCACCTAAATCTTTTTTTACTTGCTCAAGATCAGGTTGATTACTACCAGTATGCTCTGCCCATTTAGTAATACCTTCATTAAACTCTTCTTGTGATAAACCATTATCCCAAGAATAATCTGCCCACCATTTGAGTAAAGGATTAGTTGCGGCTTCACCTTCATCAAGTATCTCAGGTATTTGATAGTCACCTGCACTAGCAGGTCTATTAGCATATGCTTCTGTTTCTAACTCTTGTAAAACATTAGCCTTTATATCTTCTTCTTTCTTTCCCTTCCATGACTCTAACTCTGAATATGATTTAGCCATATCTTCCCATGAACCAAACTTTTCAGGCAAGCCTTCAGGTCTAGTTGGTTCAGCTACAGACTCAGTAGTTGTGGGAGGTACACTAGCTTCTGTTGGAGTTTCTGTAGCTGATTCTGTTGATGTTGTTTGTTCTTCACTCATTTCTTTATCCTTTGTGCATGATTGATTCTCTTAACTATTAAAGCCACTAAGTATCGTTGCCCTTCCAAATGCCTCAACTCTGCATCTGAAATATTTGCACCACTGACTGCCTCGACAGTTATTGACTTTAAATACTGTAGCATCTCCAAACCATTTGGAGTTTTGAATACTGATTCTATTACTTTGGAAATTTGTTCGTCTTGTTCTTTGGGTCTAGGGTATCCATCAACCCCCAAGTGTTGAGGCATTTGGTAGTTCTCCTTGTTGTTGCATCTGTTGCATCTGCTGTGCCATCTGTACTAACTGCTGTCTTTCATCTGCATCTCTAATTAAATTATCAGGCACACCAAACTTCTTTGCTAAATAGAGTGCAGTTTCTTCTGATGATATCAAAATATTTAATATCTCAGGACCGAATGATCCTGCCACAGTTTGTAGAAATCTATTCAGTGACACAATATCCTGATTGGATTGTGCTTGTGCTAGGGGAGAAACACTACGAATCTTTACTTCTCTACCATTAACTGTCGGCATTTCTATCCGACCCTGCTTCTGTAATATGTAGACAACTCTTTGTAATAGTGGTTGCACCATCTCAGATTGCAGTCTGCCAAATGCTGATCCTATCTTACGAGATAGATCTGCCATACGTTCTGCAACCTCTGTAGCTGATGCAGGTGTTTTATTAGGATCACCTAACATATCATTATACAAAGCTCTCTTTATATTATTCCTCATATCGTTTAAAATTAGATTAGCTACATCAAAAGAACCTGCCGCTCTAATAGGTTGCAAACCTTGAGAGTTTGGTGCTTTAGGAATGACAGTTCCGGGAACTAGGTTGATTGTATCAACATTAATAACACCATCATCATCAATTTGATAAATACCTGATATAGCCATCTGTGCATTTTCTAAAATCATTTCTATAGTAAGATTACAAGTTTTGATTGCACTAAGTGCATTTAATGCAGGACCTCTGCCATATATTTCGCCACTAGCTTTGCTCCATCTAAATGCAATAAATGGATTAGACCCTACACCTTTATATGTTTCAGCCATAATCATTTCTTTATGACCTTGATCTATGACATAATATCCATACTTTTCCTCATTAGGATCATCATATAATCTACATGATACTTCTAATATTTTTGTTTTGCCATCAGGATTTCTAGTAATGTTTTCTAACATTCTTGGTGTAAACACACCATTAGGATATGCAACAATAAGATCTTCGTTCTTAATATCTCTTTCACGATACACATGATCTACTTTACCATCAGGTCCAGTATCTAATACTACATGAGGTAATGGTATTGATTGAAATCTAATAGGATTAACTGCATCACCTTCCATTACACAAAGGACAGCAGTACCAAGTGCCAAATCTATAAAACATTCATGTATCTCTTGTGCAAAGTTTGAGGTCTGTAATACTTCAAATACATAATCTGTCACTGTATCGAGTGCATTATTAACGTCATCTTTTTCATCTTCAGGAACTTCTTGACCAGTAACAAAGTCTGCCCATCTAGCAAAGTTTGGTGTCAGTCCAGACTGTAATCTTGATGCAAACTCTTGAATACCTACAACTGCTGTTTCATCAAATATTCTGTCATCTCTTCTTTCGCCTATAGTAACAGTCTTAAAACCTTGACGTTGTGGCAAACAGAAATCAAATATTTCATCATAAACATCTTCAAAATGCAACCTATGAGCCTTTGCTTTCTCATAGTTTTGAAGTAATTTTTCTACAGTTTTTTCGTGCATTACATATCGTATTCGTTATAGAAACCTATGCCACCACCTGAGCCTCGTAGCAATGATCTTCTACCAGTACCCTTTCTTTTTGCTGTTACATTTTGTTCAAGTACATCTTGTCTAGCATCTGCTCTTTTTGCTGTTTCTACTTCTTTTTCAGCTTCTCTTTCGAGTTCTGCTTCTTTCTCTTCCTTTGTTGGAGGAGGAGGACTTGATCGACCACTAGGTAAACACATTAGGATCTCCTTACATTCTTGCCCATAAGCCTACTCGTCTTTGTTGTTTAGGTCTGCGATTAAAGACATCATAATCTACTCTAGCATTAAATGTTTCTATCTTTTTATTCATGCCTAGTACCTGCCTTCCCTCACCT